CGCGGAAACTTGTTCACCGGCAATTACTTGCGGTGACTAACGGCAGATGTTCGCCGATCGCTCGACAAGAATCTAGACTAATATCATCTAGTCTCGGCATATAGATGTTGATTGTTAACGGTCAGACATGAAAATGTGCTCAGGCCAAAACTTCGCAAGAGCTTTGCTCTTATCGTAAGTAGGCGCAAACCATTTAGCACGCAAATCGCTAACCGTGGGCACGCCAGCAGGAATCTCTTCATGCCAGTAAAGCGCCATCTTAGTCAACAACTCGGAGCCTGCGATATCAATATCGCCAGCTCCAATATACTCAAGGAAATCCTTCATTGCATTATGAAAATTCTCATGAATTCCACAATTAGCATAAATGAAGCCAAGGGCTCGTGCCCGAAGGCGGTCTTCATCAACGCGCCTCTCAGGGTAGAGCACTTGTCCGATGAGCTTTTCGAGCTCACGGAATGGTCTTCCTCCAACTGATTGGTAGCCAAGCATCGTGATCTTATCGGGGTTGTCTCCGATGTAGGTCTTCTCGATGTTGAGGATGACTCCAAACAGTTCAAAAGCTTTGTCAGCAATTGTTTTCTTCAATAAATCAAAATCAGTGAAGAGTGACTTAATTCGCAGTCCAAAGACTGAATCGTCTCCTTGGATAAACAGGAAATCTTTTCCTGGCTCGTGGGAGAACTCGAATGGTATGTTAAGTTCAAGCAATACTGTGACAATGACAATAAAATTGTAAGCGGAGTCGAACAACTGGGTAGTTAAGTTGCCCGAACCTTCGCCGCAGAATGTTCTTCGCCATAATGAGCCGTCTGGTAAAAGAATCGGCCCATACATGAGGAAATTCAGAAGCCAGTTCCACAAACGCTGCATGCGCGCGGACTGGTTTGGTCGTCGAGGTGCTTGCCTCTCAGAACCTTCATGATATTCTGTAGTAGGTATGTAATCAGACATGTCTATCTTTGAGTGCCATATTTCAAATATTCTTTTGCGAACGGAATACAAGAGACGTCGGTCCCATTGCTTCCAATCAATGCAGAAGAAAATCATATTGGCTTTGACAAAATTAGACACACGGTAGAGGCCGCCAGTCATAATCTCTAGACCCCACATCATGTGACATGGAAATCTCTTCATATAATACAGCAGCGGCCAGAAGAACATCAGCTCAACTAAAATAGAGAGCCAAGGAACTCCGGACACCATGCGGATTTTGTCAGGGTCGTCATCCTTCACGAGGTGTGAACGACCATGTGCACGAATTGGGTAGTTG